ACTATGTTGGGCCATACCATTATTTATACAACTGTAGCTATTTCTCCACAAAAAAAGAGGAGGTCTTTCGACCCCCTCCTTGTTTGTTTGGTTTGGACAATAAAATTAACCTCCAATAAGCTCTTCAAAGTTAGTATCAGTGCGGGTAGCATAGAAGTTAACTAGAATGAACTCAGCAGTACGAACTGGCTTAAGGTAAATATCAACAACGAGCTCGTTCTGGTCAATTACTTCACCAGTATTGTTACGCTCGTCACAGACGATCATAAAGTCATACAAGCCGTCAGCAGCTTTAACACGCTCAAAGAATGGTGTCAAAGTATTAGCTACTCTTGTACGAGTAAACAATGTGTTGTTCTCAAAGAGGAAGAACTGCATTGTCTTTTTAGTGATCTTCTCAAGGTAGAGGAAAGTACGACGAACGTTAATACGATCGAATGCACTTGGCTTCTTGAGGAGAGTCTTCTGACCGAAGAACACATTACCCTGATCAGCAAAGTTAGCTACTGGGTTAAGGTTAACGGTGTAAAGATCATCACGTTGACGTTGGTTAGGGCTGATTGCAATATCATCAGCATCTTGAATAATACCACGATTGAATCCAGCAGGTGCACCCCATGGACCAACCTGAGCATCTGTAGAAGCCATCTTAGCACAAGCAAAGCCAGAAGATGGAACATATACATAAAGGCCGGTATAGTTATCATATACCTTCATCCAGTTAGCAAACACTGTTGCATAGGATGTATTAGCAAGAGAGAACTGATGGCGCATTGCCCAGTAGATGTCAGTGTAGAAGTTCTTTGTAGGATCCTTCTGTACCTTCTGTGACTTACCAGCTACAAGAATCTGACGGATTGGATCAGCAACGAAAAGAATGTCACCACGACCACCATCCTTAACAGGACCTGCAAATGTTGCAAAGCGGTTAAAGACTGTTGTGTAAGCTGTACGAGCTTCTTCACCAGTAGAGTCAAGATCACTAGAAGTACGAAGAGCTTCAATAGCTGCTGTTGTACGAGTATCATCAAAACCACGAGCAGAGAGAGTAGCATTAGCTGTCTCCATGTAAGTGTGAATAGTACCAAGACCACCTTCAGCAATAATATCGATGTCAAACTTACGATCGTTACGAATACGATCAAGAGCACGATCAAGCTTAAGTGGAATGGAGCCGATTTCTTTAGATGTAAGACTTACTTCACCGTAAGAACCAAGTGGGATAAGACTGTCTGCTTTAGCAACCTCACCTGCGAAAGTAGCAGCGAAGAAGTTAATTGGAAGACCAGCAGCGTCAGATGAAATAGCACCACCCTGAAGACCATCTTTGAATGACTCAGTGTAAACACGAATTTTCTTCTTTGGAGTACCATCTGCATTAAGGTTAACACCACCAAGAGCGTCAGCAACAAAAGGGTTAACAACGATGTCAATATTGCGTGACTGGTCATTTACAGTATCAAGAGAGAAGTTAACTGGAGCACCACCGCTCTCAGAGTTACGTTGACGATACTGACCAATGGAGCCATTGTAGCCCTCTTCAAGAAGGTAATCAAGACGATTAGCGTCCTTAGAGAATACAGACTGACGAAGTTTGAATACACCAATGTTCAATGTATCATCAAACTCACGATCACCGATATCATAACCAACGATGCGATCTTCCATAACTTGTGAGATGGAATTAGTAGCAGGGTTAGTACCAAATTCAGGAGTAGCTGTAAGAGCGAACTCAAAGCGAGAAGCAGGAACGTCTGTGAAAGCAGAAAGACCAGTAGCGCCTGGAGCAGCTGTTGCTGTCTTAACATCAACAATAGCGTCGAAGTCTGTTGCTGGGTTAAGGTTAGTGTTATCAGAAACACCAACATAGTAACCATTGAACTGACCATCAATAACAGTCTGTCCCTTGTTAACAACAACAAGAGCAGCACCACTCAAGTCAGAAATACCTGAGAAGGATGTCTTAAGTTCTTTGCTTTGTTCAAACAACTCACCATTTTTGTACTGCATGTACTGCTCGTCAGTCATTTCAAACTGAGTAGGAGCACCGAGAAGGTAAGTAGCGTTCTCTTTATCAGCGTCAGTTACGATTGCATCAGCATCGCGATCCCAAACAATAGCAGGGTATGCCAATACACTAATCTTAGAACCGAAGCCTTGTCCGTTGCTAGCACCATAAGGCAAGCGGTTAACAAGTACTGAACCTGTAGAGTTAAGTGTAGCACGTGTAGTGTGATAGAAGTAGCGTTCAGCTGCAGTCTTTGGTGTACCATAAATTTGCTCAAACTCAGAAATACTTCCAAGTCCAACAACTTCGTCGGTAGGTCCTTCAGATGCAAAGCCAGCTACATAAGTAGTAGTTCCGGTTTGAGCTGTGCGAAGTGATAAATCACTCTCACGAATCTCAACGCCCGGCGATTGGATTGTCCTTTTAGCCATACTTATATTTATGGCTTTTCAGCTGAAAATCTATTTTTCTCTACAACAATTCTGTATGGATTTGAGAGTAAACAAACGTTAGAGAGCTTGTAATCTCAGCTTCATCTCTGTAGCTATAGTCAATAGAGCCAACAGTGATAGGAAAGGCTTTTGTATAAGTAAACTTGATGCGCTGCTCGTTATATTCATCCAATCCATAGAGTGTCATATCTGTTTGATACTGTCTGAAGTCTTCATCAGTAACAAGATTGGAGGCATCAAAGAGACCTTCCTTCTCATCATGCATAAGGTCGAGCCACTTATAAAGTACCCAGTAGTTGTTATAACCATTATCGATTGTAAAGTTAACTGTTACAGGCTCATATGGTGTCTTGGCGTGACCTGAGTTATATAAGTTCGATCCAGCATAAGCAATCTGAATAGCAGGAACGGTAATGGCTGGAACAACAGCACCATATACAGAGAACTGCATAGCGTCTCTATTAACATTGAACGTGCTTCTCTCATCCTTTGAATCAAGTCTCTTTAAAGCAGGTGGTAGATCAAAGACGAGCTTAAACTTATCTGCTCTGCTCTTGTTAAGAAAGGATTGATTGTTAGTGTTAGCAGCCATATACTTATTTAATCTATAGTGGAGTGAATCCAGCCTCTAATAAGTCATAATAATCATCACCCATTTCCGTCTCAGTACCATCACTCATGCCCCAATAGACAGGATTAAGATCAGGACTACCACCAGCCATGTTCTCATTATTATAAATGGATGTTGGATCTTCAAAGAGCTGTAAACCAAAGTCCATTGGCTCAATAATCTTAGGTCGACCAGTATCATCTTTCTCGATGATCTCAAAGTACTGCTCAGCAATATCATTATCAAGAACATAATAGCCATACATAATAGCCATAACCATATCATCATGCTTACCCTTTTGAGCTTTCCATGTACCATTTGGATAACGAACAAAGTCTCTAAACTCATCTAATGTCTCTTGGTCACGCATTACGATAGAGTGAAGGTCATTCATCCAATAGCGCATGTTCATGATACCTTTATGCTTTGTATTAGTGTGAGCAATCATACCATACATTCTATTCTTACGATGTGCTTTAGCATTACCATAACTAACAAGTTTAGGATAGCCCATATCATGTAGCAATCTATCTACTACTTGTGCACCGCAGTTGTTACGCTCAATAAGAGCCAGCGGCGAGCCATAGTTGCGAAGTATCTGATGAACCTTATTACTAAACTCAAGAGGAGAGATCTTGTTATTCTTATATACAGCAACCTGTCTAACTTCTGCAGGATCGGTTACATCCAATACCTGAACTACTGAGCTATCTTTACCAACACCTTCAGCTGTATCAACACCAGCAGCATAAATTCTAGATGAGTCAGCCTCTTCCCAAATCTTATAGCAGCCATCATCAAGCACTACTTTAGGATCACAGATAGTCTGTTCCATCTTCTCATAGAGTTCATCATCAAGAGAAGACTCACCAGAGTTAATCCACTCACAACAGAACTCCTGTCGCCAAGCTTCCTCTGAACCAATTGATGCTTTAGTATCAGCAGCCCATTTCTCATCTCGACCAGGAACCTCATTCCACATAATCTTACCACAGTCCCAGGCACTATCAGGATTAGTCTCTGCCTCATTATAGATCTTATAGAAAAGGTTCTGTGTTCCGTTAGCAGTAGAACAAATGAATGCTTTAGATTTCTTAGATGATGAAATAATCGGATAGACTGATTTCCAAAACTCATCCACCAAATGGTTCTCAATGAAAGCCATCTCATCAATAACCAAACAGTTAACGGACTGACCACGAGCAGCTGTACCGGTTGTAGTTGTAATACCAATACGAGAACCATTCTCAAGAGTCATAGAGGTCTTAGCATATTCTTTTACTGGTGGTTTAAGCCAGTTAGGAAGTTCCTCATAAGCCATTCTTACACGAGAGAAGATTTCAATAGCAGTAGCCTCTTTGTTCGCTACAAGAAGGATGCGCTGATCTTTCTGGAAGCAAGCTTGCCATAGAAGGTAAATTGTCATAAGAGTAGACTTACCAATCTGACGAGAAGCTAATAGAATGTAGAAGCGATTGTCTCGCATGTTTCTTAATGCTCTCTTCTGTGCTGGGTAGAGCTTAATCTTCTGCTTACCATGATCCAAGCTAACAATATAGAAGAAGTTCTCAGCAAAGTATAGAATATTCTTCTTAGCCTTCTTAAGAGCAGCTATTTTTTCTGGTGTGTATTCACCTTTCCAGTTTCTATTAGGTAAGTTTTCATTACCCATGTAATAACTGCCATCGTTTTTATCAGCCATAGTCAGTATTTATTTAATCTTGACCTGGAAAGTTTCAACTTTTAATGGTTTTTTAGGCAACTCAAACTAAATAATAGTATGGCTAAGAAAAAAGACCTTAAAGATCTTGGTGACGTTTATAGCAAGCTCGGTGATGAGGTTGTCGTCGAAGAGAAGAATGATATGACAGTTGGTGATAAAGACGCAGCTGTAGGTGAAGCTCCACTCCAGGATGGTGGCGCAAAAGACGATGCTGAAGTAGACGCTCCTGAAGAAGTTGAAGGTGCTAAAGCTGAAGAAGTCCAAGAAGTTAAAGAAGAAGATGA